AGAAACCGGAGAATGGCAGTGGACATTTCAGGTCGGGGACCTTGAAAACGTCAATATCACTCACTGGGCAGTAATGCCGAAAGCACCGGAGAATAAGAAATGAGCGTGATAAAAACTCATACAGGAATTGTTATCACCCGAGACGGTCCGCAGGTAAAAAAACTGCACCAGACAAAGCGGATGTGGGTCGTCGGAAAAAACGAGTTTTACCACAAAGAAACCGGACGCCGCCACTTTGCAGAAAATACGCGCCGCCGACTGCTGATCGACAGCATCAAGCCTATCGAGGTGAAGCATGTTTAAACAGAACGAAAAATCTATCGCTCAAATTGCTGAGTATATCCCGCGTGCGTGCCGGGGTATGCAGTTGCAGGAAGCCAAAGCGCGCCTGGAGAAAAAAATTGCGCTCTATATCGATGACGGCTGTGATGCTGCCGTTCTTAACGCAGCGTTCGCGCCAGCTCTTAACAGTCATACGCGGGAGTCTTTTTTTTCGCGCATCGCAGCGCAGATCCGTAAAGGAGGCAACCAGTGAGCGAGATTAACTATCAGGCTCTGCGACTGGCGGCAGAAAATGCAACACCAGGCGAATGGTGTGCTGATGACTACCATGGAGTAATTGCCGATGCCGGACTGAACGCCAATTACTACATAGCATCATGCTCAGGACCAGATAATCGCGCCAATAAACGATTCATAGCCGCCGCCAATCCTGCCACCGTCTTGGCGCTGCTAGATGAGCTGGAAGCAGCAGAGAAGCGAAACGCTGAATTACAAAGCGAGAATGCATACATCCGCAACCGGTACAAAGAACTGGACCTATTAATCGGGAAAAACATTCTGGTCATGCAGGCTGCCATTATCGAATGGCAGGCAACTGGCGACGCTAAGAGCGGACTGGCATGGATTTATAACACACTGTTTGGCCCTGGCGAATTACCGGACGAATCTGAGAAAGATGCTCAGGCCTACTTTAATCGCAAATATGCACCGATTGACGAAAAGCTCATGGCGCTTCACAAGTGGTTTTGGGAACAAAGTGAAGCCGAGCGCGCCGCCGCCAACATTGGTGTGAAGGGGAAGTGAGATGAACGGACAAATCTCAATTGTTCGACCGGGAGCATGTGACGATTGCGAGATACGAATGATTATTCGTCTGGCGAGGGGGAAAACAATAACTGCTCTCATTACTCCTGAAAATCTCGCATTAGCATTAACCGGAAAGTCAGACCTGCCAGTAGAGCTAAAGCTGCGAAATATTGAGATTAAAGTGAAATAGTTATGAATACTCTTACCAAAGAATGGTTACAGAACACGATTACCGGAATTGAGTCGATAATAGACGATAAATCGTTTGTATGTAGTGAAATAGAATTCGAAATAGGTCAGGTTAACAACATACTTACCGCATTTAAAATTGCACTGGCATCGCTGGCAGCAGTATCGGATGAACGGGCAGCCTATGAATTATTTATGGAGAAGCGTTTCGGGGAATCTGTAGATCGCCGCAGGGCAAAAAATGGTGATAGAGAATACATGGCATGGGATATGGCGCTTGGCTGGATTATCTGGTGTCACCGCGCCGCCATGCTTCAGGGAGGCCAACCTGTAAACCAAACTTACAACTTGCCAGAATTAATCGAAGGCATGGAAGTTTCCATTGATGTTAGCACTTGTGATGCTGATTTAGGTAATCGCTATTTCGGCACCGTCACCGAGGCGTTAGAACTTGATACAGCCAAGAATGGTTACATCCTCCTGGTTCAGGACGCAGAGCCTAACTTCGATGTAAATGGCAACTCTCCGGGAACTCCGGATAGTTGGATAAGCTGTAGTGATCAAATGCCTGAAAAGGGCCAGAACGTGCTTATTTCGGTGAATTTCGATAGCTCTCTGGTTGAACCGCTAATATGCTCCGCACGCTATACCGGAAGCACCTTTCGGCGCGGAGATGCAACGATTAAGCCGGGTAATGGTATTGAGCAAGCAACTCACTGGATGCCGCTACCGGAACCGCCGCAGGAGGTTAACCGTGGCTAACCTGCAACTTGCCGTCAAAGGTGAATACTTCGATGCAATGATTCGCGGAGAGAAAACAGAAGAGTATCGCCTGTGTAATGACTACTGGAATAAGCGAATTATGTTCCGCGAGTATGACCGCCTGATTATCACAAAGGGATATCCGAAGCGCGACGACTACAGCCGCAGAATTGATGTTCCGTATGACGGATATGAAATCAAGACAATCACACATCCACACTTCGGTGATAAACCGGTAAAGGTGTTCGCGATAAAGGTAAATATTGATGGCTAAATCAGCAGCAGAGCGCAAATCCGCTCAGAGAGCCAGACAAGCTGAATCCGGTGTACGTAAGCTGGAGATTGTGCTTGATGCTCAGGAAATTGAAATGCTGGAGCGTAACTGTGCCACGCGTCGCCCCGGGCGTGCGCCTTACGAATTTGGTGAGTATATAGCGTTACTGATCCGCCAGGATGATGTACGCGTGCGCGGGCGTATAAAATCGATCAGCAGAAAACGTTGCGGTAAGTGCGGCGAGAGAGTTCCAGTTAATTCATGCCCGTGTAATGGTGACTCGCAATGCTGGGTGACTAAAGGCTGGCATGAAACGAAATTAATAGTGTGACATGTCACGAGTAGATTATGCATGATGAATTTGATGGTTTTGAATACTGCCGCCAACTATGGCGGCTTTATTTTGCATGGTACTATTACCAAAACGGTAACTATTACCACGGTGGTTATGATGCCTGCTGAACCTAAAACCTATAAACGCAAATCAACGCAATTTAAGCCACTAACAGCAATGCAGGAGGCTTATTGCCAGTCATACATCAAAACGCCTGAAAACCAGACTCAGGCAGCGATTAATGCAGGATTCTCCCCAAATACAGCGGCAGTTAAAGCCAGTGTAATGATGCGCGATGAACGCATTCAAAAACGGATTGCCGAGTTGATGGAGGAGCGCAACAAACGAATGCGCGTCAGTGCTGATTACGTTCTCATGCGCCTGGTGGAGATCGACCAGATGGACGTGATCGACATCCTCAGCGACGATGGGAGCCTTAAACCAATCCATGAGTGGCCGAAAATCTGGCGCACTACGCTTAGCGGCTTTGATCTGTCATCGACCATCATGAACATGAACGAGGATTCGATAGAGACAATCCTCAAAAAAATTAAATGGCCTGACAAGGTGAAGAACCTCGAACTGATTGGTAAGCACGTCGACGTCAACGCGTTCAAAGAACGCATGGATGTTAATGTGAATGTGACAATCGCTGATCGCATAGCAGCAGCCAGGAAGCGACTCAAAGAACGTCAGGATGGTAATCAGTGACAGATACAGCGTTATCTCCTGAAGAGCAGTTGATCGAGGATATTGCAGGGTTCACTCACGATCCGCTTGGCTATGCCCTCTATGCGTTCCCGTGGGGGGAAGAGGGGACTGAATTAGCACATGCCACCGGTCCACGTCAGTGGCAAGCCGATGCGTTCCGAGAGATACGTGATCACCTGCAGAATCCAGAGACGCGCCATCAGCCGCTTATGCTGGCACGCGCTTCGGGGCACGGTATTGGTAAATCAGCATTCATCTCAATGCTGATCAACTGGGGCATGTCCACTTGCGAGGATTGTAAGGTCGTGGTGACCGCCAACACCGAAAACCAGCTACGAACGAAGACCTGGCCGGAAATTATCAAGTGGTCGAACCTTGCTATCACGAAAGACTGGTTTACCTGTACCGCTACCGAGATGTACAGCAATGATCCTGGGCACGACAAGCGGTGGCGAGCTGACGCAATCCCCTGGTCTGAGCACAACACTGAGGCATTCGCCGGACTACACAACGAGCGTAAACGCATCATCGTGGTATTTGATGAAGCGTCGAACATTGCGGATCTGGTGTGGGAAGTTGCCGAGGGTGCGCTAACGGACGAAGACACTGAGATTATCTGGGTGGCGTTCGGAAACCCTACACGTAACACCGGGCGTTTTCGCGAATGTTTCCGCAAATATAAACACCGCTGGAAAACTGCGCAGATTGACAGCCGGACGGTGGAAGGCACTAACAAACAGCAGTTGCAGAAATGGGTTGATGACTACGGGGAAGACAGCGACTTCGTTAAAATCCGTGTGCGCGGCATATTCCCTGATGCATCTGAATTGCAGTTTATCCCTACCGGACTTACTGACGAGGCAATGAAACGGGTGATAACCGCTGCGCAGGTGGCACATGCTCCGGTGATAATCGGCGTTGACCCGGCATACTCTGGTGTTGATGACGCTGTGATATACCTGCGGCAGGGGCTGCACAGTAAGGTGCTGTGGACTGGCAACAAGACCACTGACGATCTGATTATGGCGAAGCGTATCGCTGACTTTGAAGACCAGTACCAGGCTGACGCAGTGTTCATCGACTTCGGTTACGGAACTGGTCTGAAGTCAATCGGTGACGGCTGGGGGCGTACATGGCAACTTGTTCCGTTCGGTGGCGCGTCTACTGACCCACAGATGCTCAACAAGCGTGGAGAGATGTTCAACTCATGCAAGACATGGCTGAGGCTGGGCGGCATGCTTGATGACCAGGAAACAGCGGACGATCTGTCGGCGGCAGAGTACAAAGTTCGAGTGGACGGTAAAATCGTTATCGAACCGAAGGAAGATATCAAAGAACGACTTGGGCGTTCTCCTGGTAAAGGCGATGCGCTACTGCTGACGTTTGCGTTCCCTGTGTCGAAGCGTCTGCGAATTCCCGGTCAGCAGAACCAGCAAGGCAATGCCATCACAGATTACGATCCCTATGCTTAATCCGCTGGTGGGGATAATGTCGTTGATATCCTCTGGTGAGGATAAAACAAAGCCAGCTCATAGGCTGGCTGTTTGTGACATGTCACGGTGTTATTGAATTACAATCCAATCATCAGATAGCAGATCGGTTTGAGATGCCAGCCACGGTACAAAGCAACCGTCAGCAGTTTTCATCCCAATCCACGGTAGAAGTTTAACGCCAGGTACAAATGTATACTCGTCACCGCATGTAACGTCAAATCGCCAATCGTTCGGAGTGGCCGATTGCGGTGGCTTAACCAGTTGCAGATACATGCCTTTGCCATTCCATCCGGCACGTGCAATGCGCTTACCATCTTTGAGTGATGACAAAGCAGTGGAGAAAGATACTGTTGATGTTTCGCTCATAATCTCACCTTAAAAAAATGCCCGGCGAACCGGGCGAACTGGAAGCAATGAGTTATGCCTTCCGTTGCTGTACGGGTTTACAGCATGAAGTCATCGCAATGGCGTCCTGCTGTAAAAAGGGCGGTGATAGTCCTTCAAGGGAAACCATCACCGCCAAGCACCTGGAACTTCTGGCATCACGGTCCTTAGGCGTGATTCTGGCGTGGCATGCAGGATTCGAACCTGCGACCAACCGCTTAGAAGGCGGTTGCTCTGTCCAGCTGAGCTAATGCCACAACGCTGAGAGCAC